GTTTACTGCGTTTTGACATTGTATTTGATAGCCTCTTGCTGCAGTGAAGTTAGTAGCAGTAAGCACTACCTCGTTCATACGAGCAAGAACTTCATTTGTCAAACCAAGATAATCATATGCCATATTAAATTCCTAAATGAAAGTGAGGGGGCAAGTCACCCCTGCCCCGTCACATTACTTTACGCTAGTGTATCACGGTCTACTTCTTGAGCAGTCATGTCACCCGTATCGTCAACGTCCATGCAGACAGCAAACATGCGGATTACTCCACCTGTTGTTGTACCTGTCATTGCTTGGATTTCAACATCAATGGTATCAGAAGTGCCACCGACAAGAACAGGAGTTTGTCCTGCCTTAAAACCGTAGTCACCTACTGATGCTCCATCAAAGTCAAAGCCATCAACAAAGTTATCCAAGTCTCCACCTGTGATACCAAAATCAAAATCAGTGTCAGTTGAAGTACCTGCGTGAGCAGATGTTACTTCAAAACCAGCACACATGATTAGGGTATTAGCTGGAATAGTCAAACCCGGAATTACATCGTTTGCAGCGAGGGCAGTACCCTTATCGCTTGCAGCCGTTGCAAAGTTCAGGTCAGCTTGGATTAAGTAAGGCTTACGACCACGACCATCATTTCCTCGTGCTACAGAGGTAGTATTATCACCAAGTGCCATAATTCAGTCCCCCTTTAAGCCAAACAATATGCCGCAGTAACGATTGCTTCAGGACGAAGAATCTTGCGACCATACAGATGCATACCACGGACAATATCTGCGAAGCTGTCCGGGTCACGATAAGTCTCAGTCTTGTTAATCTGCTCTGCAGTTGCAACAGCAGATGAATGACCAGCAACGATGATGCCCATGTTTGACGAATTAACACCACCTGTAGTTGCTGGGCCAGTGCCAAGCGAAGGTAGGTTATTAGACGTGTAAACTTGGAAACCGTGAAGGTTATTCAAGACAAGTCCGTTCTGTAGTCCAGAACCACCGAAGTCAGAATTTAGAAGACGTGAATCTTCATCCTTCAGAATTTCAATGAATACTGGGTCAAGAACAATCCAACGTCCTTGGGTATCAACATTTTGCTGATCCAGAAGACGGGACATACGTGCAAGAATTTGCAACGGAAATGCGTTACCTGCAGTGCTGGACTTAGCAGCAGTTGCACCACCTGCACGTGGCTCAATACCAATACAACTATTAGCAGCACCTGCTGTGCCAGAAGTATTAGTAAAGTCAGAAGCGTCAAGCGACATGGATGCCAAAAGTTCAGCACCTACGAGGTTTGAGCCACTGGAAGCTGTTGAAACAGCCTTCGCACCATTAACAGTTGTGTTAACAGTATTTGCAGCACCATGAATGGCTGACTGCGTGAAACCTGACAAGTAGCCAAGAACGTCTTGGTCAAACTGGTCAGCGAGGCGATACGCAGCACGATCACTTGCCAATGATTGGAAGTTAACGTGTGAGTGTGCCTCTTCAATGTCGTCCACCTTGAAAGCAAAGTAGTTAGCTTTGTCAATCGTTAGGCTGAACTCTTCATCGTCAAGGTCTTGCGGGGTAATAGTTGTACCACGTGCATACGCCTTAACGGTGATTTCGGGTTCTTTGATAACCTTAACGGAATCGCCCATCTGCGCAATCTCACCAAAATAATCGGAATTGGTGATTGCTTCAACAATAGATGCCTTGCGGAAAGCAACCTGCACCTGTTTGCTGTAGATAATAGGACTAAAATTACCGTTAGGAAGATTACCATACCCGCTTGCGGTAGTAAATGCCATTGTAATCTCCATTTAGCATTATTCACAGATGCAAACTTACAAGACTATTAAGAGGCTGATTTGCTTGGGTGCGTTCAATAATAGGATGGCCTTCCTACTATTTTACGGGCCATGCGCTTCAGGTAATCCGTAAGACTTTGCTGTTTGCGTATTGTAGTGTAACAGTTCTGCGCAACAAAGTTACACTAATCTGACTATAGTTATACCTATATATAACTATTTGTCAACACTTTTTTCTTTCGGTATCTCAAGAAAATTCATGTTCATACTGAAAGACCTGCGTTCTCCTTCTGTATAGAATGGATATACACAGTGAAATAGTTGTGAAGGAAATACGTAGAAGTCTCCAACCTGTGGCTTAATTACAAAGTTTGTGCAGGTATATCCTGATGGTGTACCTGATGCAAACTGTATATGCCCATTAGCAGGATGGTGGTCTTTGTAGTCTTCTTCCCACTCTTCTTCTATTCCTTCAGGTAGCTTTAGGTATCCTACACAAGATAATCGTGACCCTGTGTGGATGTGTAGTGGATTGTACTCACCATTAAACTGTCGTACAAACCAACCTGATACTACCTGCAATCCATAATTGTAGTTATCTACATCTAGTGAGTTAGCCCCAAAAGAGTTGCGTAGTTCTGTGTAGGCTTGGTATTTTCCTACAAACTGCCCTAAACCTTCTTGAGCAATAGCTACAATCTCTTCATCAAAAGCTAACTCTGCTTTTACTTTGCCTACCAAGTTATCTGAATAGTCTTTTAACTTGTCAGACATTTTACTATTTAGCTTCTCAACCAACTCATCTGGCATACGGTAGTATCCCATCGTTGGCCCGAATGGAGCAAATAGTTCCATTTCTTTTTGAGGCTTAAATATTATACTCATCGTGCAGACCCACTTACATCATAGACAAACTTACCACTACGGATAGCTTCCATGATTTCGTCTGAGTTTTTCTCATACTCTTGTGCCGACATCTTCTGAACATCTGACTCTTTTAAGTATGAACTAGCTTCATCTTTCTGTGGTGTGCTACGTGAGTTTTTTGTAGACACAGACTTTGCTGCATCCTTATTTGATTTAGGTTTTTCTTTACCTATACCTTTATCTGCTTTGTATAGATCAATGGCTCTAGCTGCTGCACGTGCATCATTGTCATTGTCGTACAGTGCATCTTGTACCCACTTAGGCTGCTCTTCTGCCCAGTCGTGAAACTCATCACTATCACGTATCTCACCAAAGTCAGGATGCATACGCATTAATTCTACTTCAGCTTTTTCTTTAGTAGCAGATAACTGCATTTCATCAATTGCTTTTACACGTTCTTCTAATGCAACTGATTGCTCTCGTGCTTTCTTCATTGCAATTGTTTCAACTATAGCAGCTACATCTGGATATTCCGCTGCCCACGTTTCAATGTCTTCATCAGACTTGGGCAACTTCATTTCTTTTTTTGTAGCATCATTTAGTTGACTTTTAAGAGCATCTATCTCTTTTTTAAAATCTTCTGCTTGCTTTTGTTGATGCCTACGTAGATCAGAGTAACGCTTTTTAAATGTTTTTTCTTCTGCGTTAGTAGGTTCAGCTTCTTCTGGCTCTACAGTTTCTTCTGCCTCACCACGCTGTTCCTTTATCATCTGTTCTAGTTCTTCTTCTTCTTTCTTACGCTTTTCTTCATTTGTGTATTTACGATTTGCAAATGCAACTTTTTTTTCAGGCTTTACTTCTTCAGCCATAATAGTAGCTTCTTCAGCCATTGTACTTCTCCTTGTTGGGGCCAACCGTAGCCACGGGGTGGGGGATTAGGTAGCCAACTTACTGTAAGATTTAAGCCTCTTACGCAGCTTTTTGACGTACTTCCCTATATCTACCATGTACTGTATAGATATTGTTTTCTGTATGTACGTCAAAACTTTCACCATCAATAACAATAGATACCGTTGGTGTTAACTGTTCTACATACTCAAGTGATGCTACAGGAATACCGTTAATGCTATCACCTACTGACAAGTCTTCTGGACGTGTCCATGTGCCATTTGCTAGTACAGGGTGGTCATTACTAATCTTGAGTTCGTTATTAATTGCATAGTAACCATTACGCATATGCTTGTGTAGAACTTCCTTGACCCTGTAGCTATCAATTATGTCACCGACTTTGACGTTAGTAACAAAGTCAACTACGCCATTGAGTTTAACTTTCATGTCTTCAGTTAGACAGTCAGTGCCTGAACCATAACCTACGTCAGTATCTGATGTTGTACCCTGTCCTGCTGCTGCACCACCTTCCATTGAACCGTCATCATTAAATCCTTCACTATCTCCTCTGGCATCTGCAGCAGCCATATCTGCTTGAGCCTCTGCAATAGCGTCAGAAATAACAGAACCTTGTGTATAACCTGTTGGGCTACTTGGGTCTTGTACACCAAACGCTTCAGTCCTTGCTCTGCTACCAGATGGTAAACTTTGAGCAGCCCGTACTTTAGCGGCTCTTTCCGCACGTGATTTTTCCAAGTTCATTTGAGATAAAGTTTGAGAAGCACTTAATATAGAATCTTTGCCCAACTTTTCTTTACCTGTACCATATTTTTCACTAATGTAATTTGCCACTTTTTCTAAAGTTTTTCTACCTGTGACATTTTTACCTGAAACATGGTCATTGTAAAATTTATCATCCAACTCAATACCGACAGTTCCTAATGATGTGCTTCTATTTACACCCGGACGAGATTGAACAAGATTTCTAACAACAACGCTTTCACCGGGTTTTAATGACATAGGTTTACCAGATTTTCCATTTGTTAATTGATACATAGCAGCAGAACGTAATCTACCTGATAAGTCTGGTATATCCCTAATTCCACCAATACCTAATGGTCCTGTCGCAAAATTAGCACCTCTATATTCTATGTTTCCTCTAATAGAATTTTCTACTAAACCAGTTTCTGGATTTATCTCACCACCAAAAGCTAAAGTTCCACCTGATGGTTCCATCTCATTGCCGTCCCCACCTTCATCTTGCACCTGTGTTGTTTTTACCTTAGTTGGATCAGTAGTAACTTTTTTAGCAGTTTCAGCAGTTTCTAATTTATAACCTTCAGGAACAGTAGCAGGTGTTCCGTCTTCATTAAATAATCGGCCTGTTGCCTTTTCTTTTAGAAAAACTTTTCTATCTCCTGCTTCATTTACGTATACAACTGTATCATATTTTAATCCTTCTGGACCAAATCCTACTGTGCCTGTAAACGTAGCTTGTTGTTGATTAGGGTCTGGTGTGGTGGATTTAAAAGCTGTACCACCTAAATTTGGATCAAAAACATTTTGTTGTGCTGAAGCAGCTTGCATAGGAGGAGGGGCTGTGCCTATTTGACCTGTTGTCGCTGAAGGTGGTGGTGTATATCCAAACGTACCTACTGAACCCATAGGTGTACCTAATGCATTTGTAACTGTATTAACTGTTGAGGCGGGAAAACCAGTAGTAATCGGCCCCATCATACCACCGTTAGACATATTAACTAAACCACCTTGATTCATTTCTAACCCATCATCTTCCATGTCAAGGTCATCAATACTAAATGGCAAATCATCTGGCATAATAGCTTCTTCACTATTACCCATCTGACCCATATCTTCCATACGCTTCAAGCCAGCCTTTGCACGTTGACGTATCTTCATTAGCTTTTCAAGACCGATGAAACGAACAACATCTGCAGGAAATACAAATTCACCCTCACTTAGTTGTGCAGGTATGTCATCACGTACTTCTTCTTTTGTAGAACCCGGCGGTACGTCATTACCAGATACAGGGTCTATTGTGCCACCCTCATCCATGAGACCACCCTCATTAAAGAGTTCCATTTGTTTTGCCATGTTATTCATTGATACTGCTCCACCTTTGTTAAAAACTGTCTTAGTTTCTCTTAACTTTTCTAAACCCTCTATAGGTCTTCCCGTTCTAATTTTTAAACCGCCTTTTGGTCCGACCTGTTTTGCTTCCGATATTTTTATTTTTTGCGCATTTTTAGCTAGAACAAGTGGTCCTACCTGAATTACCTCTTCAGCAGATTTTACAGGCATACCTGTATCTTTGTCATAAAAAAAACCATGACGAAAAGGATTGTATCCAACTTGAGTCCAGTCTTTATCTTTAATTACCTGCCTAGCGTACTCTTCAACATTTTCAGGTTCAGCATTAATATAGTCACCAAAAATTCTAGCTATAGTACCTTTATCTGTTTTTCTTGCAGATATACTAGCTGCCCCCGTGGGAGAACCTTTAAACTCTACATTTTTTAATACTGCAGTTTTACCATAACCCATTATATCTCCGCTAAGAGATTCCCTTCCTTTTTTATCAAAAGCATCATGTACAGAAACAACCCATTTATCAAATCTCTCATAAGCAGGAATATCTAAACGAGAAGAAACTCTCGTGCCATTTTTTATTTTTTTATTTAAACCTATTATACCTTTAGCTGAT